AGCCTTGGTATTGGCTATATCGGCCTAGCACATTACCTAGCCAAGCACAAAGTCAAGTATGCCGATAAAGAAGCATGGAAACTTGTACATGACTTAACAGAAAGTTTCCAATACTTCTTGTTAAAAGCCTCTAATAAACTAGCAGAAGAAAGAGGTGCTTGTGAATATTTCAATAGAACAAAATACAGCGACGGTGTTTTACCTGTTGACACATACAAGCAAGAAGTTGACGAAATCGTCGGAAAGAAATTAAATCATGATTGGAAGGCTCTTAGATCAAGTATCAAACAACACGGGTTACGACATAGCACACTGTCCGCACAGATGCCTTCGGAGAGCAGTTCCGTTGTGTCGAACGCAACAAACGGAATTGAACCACCTAGAGGATACTTGTCCGTTAAGAAAAGTAAAAAAGGACCTCTTAAGCAGATTGTTCCAGGCTATAACCAACTGAAGAACTTTTATACACTACTTTGGGATATGCCAGGCAACGAAGGTTATATTAATGTTGTTGCTGTTATGCAGAAATTCTTTGATCAGGCCATTAGTGGTAACTGGTCATACAATCCTCTACAGTACGAAAATAATGAAGTACCTATGAGTGTAATGATGAAAGACATGTTGACAACTTACAAGATGGGTTGGAAAACTAGTTACTATCAAAACACCTACGACTTCAAGGGTGCTGAAGAAGATCACATCCAACCAGAAGGTTTGGAAGATACAATGGTTGACACAAACACAAATGGTGCTACAATGACTAATGGAACTAACGGTCATACCAACGGCCATACAAATGGTGATACAGTAAAAGTTACAGATGATGATGAACACTGTGACGCTTGTGCCATCTAAAAGGATTTATGACGAGAAAGAAAAAGGGTGAAAAGAAAACAATGAGCAAAACAGTTTTCAACCGTGAGAAGGTTGACTTTACAAAAGAATATATGTTCTTTGGTGCGGATCAAAACACACAGAGATATGATGTGTTTAAGTATCCGGAATATGATAAACTTAACCAAACTATGCTTGGTTATTTTTGGCGACCAGAAGAAGTCAGTCTTCAAAAGGACAGAGGTGACTATCAAGAACTACGTCCAGAGCAGAAGCATATCTTTACTTCAAACCTAAAGTATCAAACTCTGCTTGACAGTGTACAGGGTCGTGGACCTTGTTTGAGTTTCTTGCCTTATTGTTCTAATCCAGAACTAGAAGGTTGTATTATTGCTTGGGACTTCTTTGAAACTATTCACAGTCGTTCATATACACATATTGTAAAAAATGTATATGCTAATCCAAGCGAAGTGTTTGATACTATCCTAGATGATGAACGTATTATTGAACGTGCTATTAGTGTAACCAAACACTACGATGAATTTAATGATATTGCTAACCAATACTTCCAACACAACAAGGGCAGTATCTATGATGTTAAGAAAGCATTGTATAAGGCAATGATGACTGTTAACATTCTAGAAGGATTGCGTTTTTACGTTTCGTTTGCTTGTACCTTTGCGTTTGGCGAATTAAAACTAATGGAAGGTTCAGCAAAGATTATTTCACTAATTGCTAGAGACGAAGCAACACACCTTAACCTTTCAACACACATTTTAAAGCATTGGGCAAAAGGCGATGACGATCCAGACTTTAAAAAGATCGCAAAAGAACTTGAGCCTGAAGTATATGAACTTTGGAAAGAATGTGTTGAAGAAGAAAAACGTTGGGCGGATTACCTTTTCAAGGATGGTTCGATGATTGGATTGAATTCAAACTTGCTACACGCATATGTTGAGTTTATTGCTAACAAGCGACTAAAGGCCCTAGGCTTACAAACAATATATGATCGCCCACTAAACACAAACCCACTACCTTGGACACAGCATTGGTTAAGTTCTGCGGGTCTACAGGTTGCTCCACAAGAAACAGAAGTTGAAAGTTATATTGTGGGCGGAGTAAAACAAGACATATCAAAAGAAACATTTAAGGACTTTAAACTATGATAGAAATATACGGCAAACCTCAGTGTCCATTCTGCGAAAAAGCAAAAAGCCTTTGCGAAACTAGAGGATTCAAATATACATATAAATCTCTTGGAACAGATTATACAAGAGAAGAACTAATGGAACAATTTCCTAATGCTAGAACTGTACCACAAATTGTTATCGGCGGCAAGAAAATCGGCGGATATGATCAATTTACACAGTACATCGATGACACTGGTTATAACGGAACAGGACACTCACTATAATGTTAATCGAAACACCATATAAAAACGGCGACACTGTTACTTTTAAACTTAACAGTGGCGAAGAACTTGTGGGCAAACTACAAGAAGAAAAAGATGATGCTTTTATGATTAAAACTCCTCTTACACTAGTAATGAATGGACAAGGTTTAGGATTACAACAGTATTTGTTTACTGGTGAGCCTGACAAAGCATACGAGTTTAAGAAAACTAGTATTACAGTAATTACAAAAACAATCAAACAGTTTGCAGATGTTTATCAACAACAAACATCAAACATTGTAATGGCACCCGCTGGACTAGGCGATCAACTCAAAACAAAATAAATACTTGCATGAAAGTATGCAGAAAAGGTGACACTCTTACCACAGGACATATTTGTGCCGCGACTACTACACTAGACACTCCTAAACAAGGAACAGTGTATGCTAACGGTATATTGATTGCAAGAGAAACAGATCCCACAGTTTCGCATCCATTTCCGCCATCTCCGCCATGTGCACCTCATGTTGCTGTGGTAAACAAAGGCTCGCAAAATGTTTATGTGGTCGGATTGCCTATTGCAAGAGTTACAGATAGTGCTGATGCAGGAGCAATGACGAGCGGTTCTCCTACAGTTTATGCTAACGGTGTTTAGGCTCTATTCCAAGCAACCGGCGTACCTGTTTCATCAACTACTAGATCTCTAGTATCTTTGTATTGAGCAACCATAATACCCTTTGATCCGCCATTGCGAATCCATCTACAAGGAACTATATCTCTACCGTCGTGTTGTCTTTGTATATGGTTTGTTCTTATACCTTTTGACTTTTTAACTGCCATTATCGTCCTTGCCCCACATTAAATTTGTGGCTACGTTTTTTGTGTTTGTTCATGGAACTCATTTTGCACTTGCCTTTTTTCTGTGCTTGGCTAGTTTTCTTAGGTGTCGCAACATGGCGCACATAAGTCTTATGTAATTTCATAACCCTCCTAGGTTAGTGTTTGGTTATTTTCTTGAGCATTAGTTATCATTTTCGGTTGACAAATGCTTAATATACGTATATAAATATAGAGTAATTGTTGACGTCATCGTATGTCACAAGAGCAGGACGAGGGGGCAGAACCCTCCACCTCCACCATAAGCACTCTATCCCAACCTGACGAGGGTGGATCGTAAAGAACTAAACAGAGTGCTTATGATGGGGGTGACACAGGATCGACTGGCTTGTTAAGGGTGAAAGAGATTACCGGTAAGGAACGACCGAGCATATGTGGGGAGACTCACGCTACTTGTCCAAAAACTATAAATGCAAACGATAATTTTGCATCTGAAGAGTTACGCCTAGCGGCATAATTCTACGGGGTTGGCAACTTACCTGGCAACAGAAAAGTTGCATAAATACAATATTACAAAACACACATTACCAATAACAAAAACAACAACTATAGAACGGAATCTTCCACGCCATAGGCGATACACATAACATAGACTACATTTAGAAAGTGAATAGGGGTGCTGGAAACAGTGCCCCTATTCTTTTATCTACGGTAAATACACGTAGGAGAACCAAGAAATATGTCAGTAAAAGTAATTGATTCATTCCGCATAATGAACTTTCAAAACGGGGTTAGTAGCGCCGGACAGGTTGTAGCAGATGCGGACAACGATACACTCACAGTAATAGGCGGTGCAGGGGTTAATTTTACAGTTGATTCTAATTCTGATGCAGTTACAATCAGCCTACAAAGTGCTGAAGAAATTGTAGCAAGTGCAATTGGACGGGTTGAACTACGTGCTGACGATAGTACAGTAAGAATTGTACAAGGCGGAGAAAGTTTTGGTATTCTTGGTAACGGTTTAGTAAGCACAGGATCAAATGCAGAAGGTGATATTACAATTTCTGTAGATGACGACCTAGCAAATTATGATAACAGTGTAGCCGCTTTTATATCCGATATTACAAATGAAAATATTGGAGACCTAAGTGATGTTACTATCACAAGTGTTGCTGATGGTGAATTACTTCAATACAGTTCAGGCAGTTGGATCAACAGAACAATTACTGAAGCAGGTTTTGCCGCAGTTTCAACAAGCGGAAGTTATGGTGACCTAAGTGGTAGACCAAACATTACCTTCGACGGTGACATGAGTGGTAGCAGTGGTGGTGCTTTGGCAGGTGGTGCTAGTACAATTACACTCACAC